AGACCCGACGTAATTAAGACCCCAGCCGATGCTGGGTCGTTAAATAAAGCCCCGAGCATCATAGAAGAACATTTCCACATCACGATCGAAGACCCTGTGAATCAACCCTCGCACTATAAGGTGGGTGGCATTGAGACGATCGACTTCATCGAGGGAAAGAATCTTGGCTATAACCTTGGCAATGCGGTGAAGTACATCAGCAGAGCAGATCACAAGGGCAACCGACTCCAAGACTTACAGAAGGCTCAGTGGTATCTCAACAGAGAGATTGCTAAGTCACAGGCTTGATTCGTAGGCATGGTTCGCCATGCCTTTTTTTGACACTTTTGAAAATCTTATTTAGGGGAACAAACATGATGAATGGAATTCAAGAACCAATGCTTGTCTACACAACCAGCAATACCTCAACTACAGGAGTAACACCAAGCTACATCACTGACATTCGTATGCCGTATCAGCATACGCCCCCCGATATTCATAAGTACCTCAATGAGATGGATTTTGTCCATACGACGAGCAAGGGCGGCGATCTATGGATGCGTAAAAACACAGGCGAATTTTTCACATGGGAACAAGCCGTGGCGTATTGCCTTATCAAACCATTCCTCAACCCCTAACTTGAAACCAGTTATTTAAGGAGAGCGATGATGCTGGAGTTGATACGAACATTCTGGGGTAAGTTGCGTGGGCGTGGCAAGGTTATCGTCGAAGAAGGGATGCTCTACCGATGCACCCGATGCCATTTAATTTTCACAACCAAATCCGCAGGGGAACAGCATCCATGCCAAGACCAAAAAGTGAACTGACCAGCAACCCCAAGATCGTGGGCGCTCGTCTGACGCAAGAGTTGTTCAAAGAATGGCGCAAGCTTGGCGGGGCTGTATGGTTACGCAAGTACCTTACAGAACAAAAACAAAAGCGGGAAGCTAAATGAGTTTTGTCACACTTGATTTTGAAACCTATTACGCGAAGGGGCTGGGCTTCAAAACCCAGACCACTGAGGAGTATGTTCGAGATCGTCGCTTTGAGGTGATTGGCGTGGGCGTGAAGGTCGACGATCAACCGACCACATGGTTCTCAGGAACGCACGCTGAGATAAAAGAACATTTGAAGAAGATCGACTGGAATGACTCGGCCCTGCTGTGTCATAACACGTTGTTCGATGCTTGTGTTCTTGCGTGGCACTTTGATTGCCATCCTACCTACCTATTCGATACGCTGTGCATGGCTCGGGCGATTCATGGCGTAGATGCAGGTGGCTCGCTCAAGGCGTTGGCTCTGCGGTATGGGATTGGTGAGAAAGGCGACGAGGTGATACACGCCGAAGGTAAGAAACGCCTTGACTTCAGCGAAGAAGAACTTCAGCGATATGGTGAGTATTGCATGAACGACGTCGATCTCACCCTCAAGCTTTTCAATATTCTCGTGAGCGCGTTTCCACAAAACGAATTGGATTTGATCGACATGACGTTGAAGATGTTTGTCGAACCTGTGTTTCATGTGGACGATGTGTTGCTTCAAGACCGCCTCGTCGAACTCAGAGAAGAAAAGATGGCGCTACTCCAGACTTTGATGGAACGACTCCACTGTAAGGATGAGGAAGCTGTCCGCAAGAAGCTGGCAAGCGGCAAGCAGTTCGCTGCGTTGTTAACTGAACATGGCGTTGAAGTACCCATGAAAGAAAGTAAAGGCAAACAATCAAAGGGGGAAATGACTTATGCGTTGGCTAAAAATGATGAAGGTTTTTTGGCGTTGGCTGAACACGATGATGAGTTCATTCAACAACTCTGCGCTGTCCGACTCGGAACGATGTCCACCCTCGAAGAATCCCGCATTCAACGCTTCATCGACACGGGCAAGCGTAATCGGGGGCGACTCCCCATTCCTCTCAAATATTATGGCGCTCACACAGGCAGATGGGCTGGCTCTGATAAGGTCAATTTCCAGAATCTGCCAAGTCGAGATAAGAAAAAGAAAACCCTCAAGAACGCAGTTATCCCGCCTGACGACTACGTTGTCATCAACTGCGACTCGTCCCAGATTGAAGCTCGCATCCTCGTATGGCTTGCGGGACAAGAAGATGTCACCAAACAATTCGCCAATGGAGACGACGTCTACTCCATTTTTGCTACCAAGATATATGGTCGTGCGATCTCAAAGGCAGATCCTGTGGAACGGTTCGTTGGCAAAACCTGTATTTTGGGTCTAGGCTATGGGACTGGCGCGTTAAAACTTCAGCACACGCTCAAGACAAGTCCCCCCGGGGCAATCGTCACACTGGAACAAGCGCAAGAATATGTTGATACATACCGAGATCTTAACGACAAGGTGATCGCGCTTTGGAAGGAAGGCGACAAAGTAATCAAGACTTTGGTTGATTGGGCTGAAGGCAAGAAGCCGTACTACTACGGCAAGAACAGATGCTTGGAAGTGCATTCCGAAGGCATCAAACTGCCCAATGGTTTGATGATCCGCTATCCTGAGCTTCACCTCAACACTGAAGAAGCTAAAAGCCAATACGTATACAAGTCGCGTAAAGGGCCTGTTTCCTTGTGGGGCGGATCGCTAGTTGAAAACGTAGTTCAAGCGTTGGCAAGGATTGTCGTTGGCGAGCAGATGCTCAAGATACAAGAGCGCTACCGTGTTGCCTTAACAGTTCATGATGCGGCTGTCATCTTAGTTCCTGAGTCGGAGAAGGACGAGGCGATGAAGTACGTGACCGAGTGCATGTCCGTACCACCCGAATGGGCTAGGGGTTTACCCGTGGCTTGTGAGGCAAAGTGGGGATACAGCTATGGCGAGTGTTAAAATATGTCAAGGGAAAAAATACTTATGATAGAACCAACAACACCAGATGAAGACGAAGCGTTCAACGAGATTGAACGCATGAGCAAGGTCAGGCAAGAGCTAGTCAAGCAACAGCTAGACCGACTGGAGAACGAGGTTGCCAACTTAAAAGCCAAAACACAACAAGAGTTCTACGACGAGTTACGAAATGGTGTTATCGAAGAAGTGGCACAGCACATTGAGAAGCTGACAGGTTTTGGTCAAGACACCATCAGTTCGTTTGCAATTTACATCAGGGGGATGAAGCGATGAGCTTCAGAGAATCAACAATCAAATACATCAAAGATGTAATGCGAGCAAGAACCATACATGAGGTCATTGCCAAAGAGTTGCACGAAGCACACCTACGCAAGTTGGAAGCTGAGACTGCGGCTGAGTATGCGTTTGCGGCTATCCAATACAACGAGCGGCGCATTGCTCGGTTGACTGCACGACTGACTGAACATACGGAGGAAGGGGACTACGCATGACACAAGATGAAATCTATGAGATGGCTCATCAAGCAGGGGTTAAAAATGAATTTAATTATGATTTTCGATTAAGTATTGAAGCCTTTGCCAAACTGATAGCCGCCAAAGAACGTGAAGCCTGTGCAAAGATGGTTGAAGACTATATGAAAGAAACCGCAATTATGGAAGCACGAGGATGTTTAGCATCTGTGGCTTATGACATCAGAGCAAGGGGATGACATGAGTTACACATGGTCGTTCTCGTCGTTCAAGCAGTATGTCAACTGCCCCAAGCAGTACCAAGAAGTCAAGGTGCTGAAAAACTTCTTTGTGAAGCCCACACCGCAGATGACCTACGGCAACGAGGTGCATAAGGCGTTAGAAGATTACGTGAAGGATGGCACTCCCCTTGCCAAGAACTACGAACGGTTCAAGGCGCTGATGGACACGCTGTTGGAAATTGATGGCGAGAAGCATCCAGAACTGAAGATGGCTCTGGACAGAGATGGCAACGCCTGTGATTACAACAAGGGATACTGGGTGCGCGGTATCGTAGACTTGCTCATTCTTGATGGCGACCTTGCCCACATCCTTGACTACAAAACAGGCAGTAGCAAGTACCCTGACACAAAACAGTTAAAGCTGATGGCGCTGATGACCTTTGCCAAGTTTCCCGAAGTCATGCGGATCAAGGCTGGTCTGCTGTTTGTGATGCACGACGGGTTCACCACCGAGGAATATACCCGCGACCAGATTCCTGCGCTGTGGGATGCGTTCAAGGTTGACCTTGCACGGATGGATGCTTCATACGAAAATAACGTCTGGAATCCAAACCCGACACCGCTGTGCGGCTGGTGTCCCGTGACGACGTGTGACTTTCATAAAGGACGCTGACCATGCCATACGTAAACAAACCCCGCCCCTACAAAAAAGAATATGAACAACAGAAAGATCGTGGAGAACATGACAACAGAATGGAGCGCCAACGCGCAAGACGAAAGCTCGACGCCAAAGGTGTTGACCGCAGTGGAAAAGATGTTGCACACGTCAAGGCTTTATCTAAAGGTGGATCAAACAAAGACGGAGTCCGACTTGAGTCACCCAGCAAAAACAGATCGTTTGCGAGGAAGTCCAGTGGCGCAATGAAGTAATAGCCGTTGCTGTAAGGCATGAGTGAGCGGCGGCGGGGGTTTTTTTCTACGATTTTGGCCCCCCATTAACCATGTCAGTCAGGCGGTGTTTTCGAGTTCCCCTCTCCTTTCGCACGACGGGCTTGACCGACTGACCCCCGTAAGGGGTCAAAGTTTCATTCAGTAAAGGATAGTATGCAAGTCATTGACAACACAGCGGTACATTTGAAAGTACCGTCACACCAACTTAATTACTTGGTCGGGCACATTGAAAGGTGCGAGGTACTAAGTGACGACGGCAAGTTTGTCGAAGTGCTGGTGTATCTTGGCATCAAAGAGATGCAACATCTCATGAAGCTTTACGGGGAAGCGCCTTCCCCCATGCCCCATGAGTACGACTGGCCCGGAATGTATACACCATTTGTCCACCAGAAGATTACTGCCTCATACCTTGCTTTACGCGACCGGTGCTTTTGCTTCAATGAGGCAGGCACAGGCAAGACTTCGTCCGTCATCTGGGCGGCAGACTACCTGATGAAAGAGAAGCTGGTCAAGCGGGTGCTGGTCATCTGCCCACTCTCAATCATGTACTCCGCATGGCAGGCTGACATCTTTAAGACAGCGATGCACCGCACCGTTGGCGTGGCGTATGGCGACACAAACAAACGCAAAAAAGTCATCAACGGAGAGTATGAATTCGTCATCATCAATTTCGACGGAGTGGGGACAGTCTCCGAAGAAATAAGTAAAGCAGGGTTTGACCTAATTGTGATTGACGAAGCAAACGCATATAAAACGGTAACGACAAAACGCTGGAAAATTTTGGCAAAACTGATCCTTCCCTCAACCCGTCTTTGGATGATGACAGGCACGCCTGCCTCTCAGTCTCCACTGGATGCGTTTGGCTTGGCAAAGCTGGTCAACCCAGCAGGAGTACCCAAGTACATGACATCATGGCGTGACAAGGTGATGTATCCGATCACGCGGTTCAAGTGGGTTCCCAAACCTTCTGCGCAGACCGATGTGTTCAACGCCTTGCAACCTGCAATTAGATTCAAGAAGTCTGAATGTACCGACTTGCCAGAGGTGGTGTATCAGACGAGAGAAATTCCGCTGACACCGCAGGTGACGAAATACTACAACTGGCTGAAGAACCAACTGCTCATTGAGGCAGCAGGAGAAACAGTCAGCGCAGTCAATGCGGCAGCCAAGCTCACCAAGCTGTTGCAGATTGCTGGTGGCGCGGTCTATACCGACGACAAGGAAGTCATTGAGTTTGATGTATCTCCAAGGCTCAACGCCTTGATGGAGGTGCTGGAGGAGACCGATAACAAGGTCATTGTGTTTGTGCCGTACAGCCACACCATTCAATTGGTAGCGCGGTTTTTAAATCAACAAGGAGTGGTAAATGAAATCATAGAAGGAAGCGTCAGTGCAAGGATGCGCGGCGACATCATCAATCGGTTTCAAACCGAGAAGAACCCAAAGGTGCTGGTTATCCAGCCACAAGCGGCCTCGCATGGGGTGACGCTGACCGCCGCTGACACGGTGGTATTTTGGTCGCCTGTCATGAGCGTGGAAACGTACATACAGTGTATTGCTCGTATTGACCGAGTCGGGCAGGTCAACAGTATGACGGTGGTGCATCTCCAAGGCGCGGAGGTTGAGCGCAGGGTGTACCAGATGCTCCAAGGCAAGGTAGATTCGCACGAGAAGCTGGTCGATCTTTACAAACAGGAGATGGGGATATGAGCGCAGTCGAAGAAATTGAAGACACAAAATTAGATGAATTGGTCAAGGTATACTTGACAATTCGTTCAGC